CAGGAACAACAGGAGTTACAACAACAGGGGCTGATTCCGATGTTTATTTAGCAAAAACAATTTCTGTCCCGGCGGACTCTTCATTAGTTGTATCAGACACTCCCATTTATTTAATGGAAGGCGATATTTTAAAAGGTGGCGGATCAACTGTTAATAAACTAGACTTATTCATATCATACGAAACGTTAATCGACTAGGAGGTTTAAATTATGGCTGGCAATGGCGGAATAATTGGACCTGTTAATACAATAGCAGTACAAGCAGAAGTAATTACATCTACAACCGGTACAGGATCAACAACTCTCACAACACAACCAGGAACAACATCCGTTGATTATTTAATAGTCGCTGGTGGTGGAGGCGGAGGACGAGATGCTGGCGGAGGTGGAGGAGCTGGTGGATATCGAGAGTTATTAAGTCAACCTGTTACTGGAGGCGCTCCTTACGCTATTGTCGTAGGTGGTGGAGGCGCTAGTGCGACTAACGGTTCTATTTCAAGTTTTAATTGTGTTCCTTCTGTAGGAGGAGGAAGAGGAGGTGGTTGTGCTCCCGGGTGTACCGTAACAGGATGTGTTGGAGGATCCGGCGGCGGTGGAAGTGGTAATGGAGGCCCTTCTCCTGGTTCAGCTGGAACTGCATGTCAAGGAAACGCAGGTGGAATTTCTTTATGTGGTGGCGGCGGTGGAGGTGGTGCTTCTGCTGTTGGTGGAAATGCTCCAGGACTCCCTATTGGTCCACAAGGTGGAGGTGTTGGTGGAACAGGATCAACTTCATGTATTAGTGGATCTCCAACGGCATATGCTGGTGGAGGTGGAGGTTACGGTCTTGCTACTAGTCCATGTGGAACGGGTGGAACGGGTGCAACACACCCAGCAGGTGCAGCAACAGCAGGAGATGTAAATACTGGTGGTGGTGGCGGTGGTGGTCAAGCATGCGGACCCAAAGTTGCTGGAGCTGGTGGATCAGGAATCGTAATAGTAAAAGAACCTAAAGTAGTAACCGCACCAGGAGTCTGGCAAATGAATACTGTATATGAAAATGTAAAACAGGGAAAATGGTAATAGCAACATTGACACTATAAACAAATTATAATATACATAAATTTAAGGAGTATAAATATGGCCCATTTCGCAGAACTAGATAATAATAACGTAGTAACAAGAGTAGTTGTTGTAGGTAACGATGTTACAACAGCAGCTGGACCTTTAGGTGAAAATGACATGCATGTTGATGGTGAAACATGGTGTGTTAATTTTTTCAAAGGTGGAAACTGGAAACAAACTTCTTATAATCACAATTTTAGAAAACAATATGCAGGCAAAGGTTATACTTTTGATTCTGCAAAAGACAAATTTATTAGTTCTCAACCTTACGTATCTTGGGCATTAGATGAAAATGATGACTGGCAAGCTCCAGTTACATATCCAACTGATACTACAGATAAAAGAATTAGTTGGGATGAGGATAATCAAAAATGGACTGCGACTGATAATTCAGATCCAGTCAATAATTTCAATTGGGACGCATCAGGCTTAACTTGGGTGTCCGCATAAGGAGACTTAAGTCATGGCCACTAACGGCGGTATAATCGGAGTAACTAACAACACTTCTTTTGGGAAGGGTACTACTACTTATAAAACAGCAGATGGGAGTGTAACAACTCAACCAGGAACCAGAGCTGCAACAATGTTACTTATTGCAGGAGGAGGTGGTGGATCTTCTGAAAGAGCTGGAGGTGGCGGAGCTGGTGGATTAAGAGAGATGGAAATCCCTGTTTGTGGAAACACACCTTATGCCGCAGTTATTGGTGGAGGTGGCACAGGGGGACCAACTCCTCCTCCGGGTGTACGAGGAGCAGATGGAACAAATTCAACTTTTACAGTAGGTGCCACAGTATATACTTCCGAAGGTGGTGGTGGCGGTGCAAATAATGATACTCCAGGTGTAGGTAGCGGTGGATCTGGTGGTGGTGGTGCTGCTTATTTAACCTTAACCGGTGGTGCGGCAAATACACCTCCTCAACCTTGTAATCAAGGATATGCTGGTGGAAATGGTGTAGCAGGAGGCAGTAATGTAGACGGCGGTGGTGGAGGTGGTGGCGCCGGTGCAGTTGGAGGAACTTTTATTGCGTCTCCTGGGAATGCAGCAGGAGCAGGTGGAGTTGGTATAGCACCCGCATGTTTTCCAGGAGCACCTTTTTTATCTAGTTGTAAAGTATCTGGAGGCGGAGGTGGTGGAGCAGATTCAAGAGGAGCTGGTGGAGGAGGAGCTGGTGGCGCTGGTGGTGGTGGAGCTGGTGGTAATGTATCAGGCGGTGGCGCAGCTGCAGTTGCTGGTGGAACAAACACTGGAGGCGGCGGTGGTGCTGGTGGAATTTGGGATACTCCAATAGCAGGTAAAGCGGGAAATAATGGTGGTTCCGGAGCTTTCGCACTGAAAGAATTAAACAAAGCAAGTGGTGTCTGGTCAATGCAATCACAATTTCAAGCTAAGGGAGCCGGAACATGGCCCGATGGTAGTATAGCGGTGCCAAGTATAGATTATCTAGTGGTCGCTGGTGGTGGCGGTGGTGGAACAGTAAGAGGTGGTGGGGGTGGAGCTGGAGGTTATAGAGCTTCTGGTTATGGTCCAGCACCTTTACAAGCTCCTGATATGACCTTATGTACTTCTACTGTTTATCCAGTTACCATTGGTGGTGGTGGAGCTGGAATGATATGGAATCCTGCTACTGCTGGCGTAAAGGGAACTGATTCAACTTTTTCAACTATAACTTCTACTGGGGGTGGTTTTGGTGGTGGTAGACAACATAGTGCATCATATATAGGTGCAGGTACAGGAGGATCAGGAGGAGGTGGCGGTGTATGTTCTCCTACATCTGGAGCTGCTGGAACAGCTTGTCAAGGATCAGCTGGCGGTAATGGAGCAGCTGGTCAAGATGGTGGTGCGGGCGGTGGAGTTCTTGCTGTTGGAGGAAACGCTAAAGGTAGAGGGGGTGGTGATGGCGGAGCCGGAGCACCAAATGCAATTTTAGGTCCAGCAACTTTTTATGGCGGTGGCGGTGGCGGTGGAGATCAAAATACTCCTAGTCAAGGTGCTGGTGGAAATGGTGGCGGTGGTGCTGGTGGTGTTGCTCCAGGTTCAGCAGGAACCCCAGGAACAGCAAACACTGGTGGTGGCGGAGGTGGTTCAGCTGATGATTGTAGTCCTACTTCTGCAGGAAATGGTGGAACAGGTGGACCTGGAATTATAATAATTAGAGGACCAAGTGCGGTAACATTTGCTGTAACACCTGGAACTAATTCAACTGGTACTGCAGGAAGTTGTAAAACAGCTACTTTTACTGTTACTGGTACATTAATTATTAGCTAATTGATCTAGATCAAATATTTACTTTTTATTTAATTTATGATAAAATATGTTTATAAAGACATATGAACTTAACAAATTATTTTTGGTACTTTCAATCAGCAGTTCCTGCTAGAATCTGTGATGAAATTGTTCGCTATGGAAAACAATTACAAGATGGCCTGGCTACTACAGGTGGGTACGGAGATCCTAAAAAATTAAACCAAAAACAAATAAAAGATTTAAAAAAGAAAAGAGATTCAAATATTGTTTGGATGAATGAGCGTTGGATTTATAAAGAAGTTCAACCTTATGTGCATCAAGCAAATGCTAATGCCGGTTGGAATTTTCAATGGGATCATAGTGAATCTATGCAATTTACTAAATATAACAAAGGACAATATTATGACTGGCATTGTGATGGTTGGGATAAACCTTATCAAAAACAACAAGGAGATCCTTCGAATGGCAAGGTTAGAAAACTATCTGTGACACTAACTTTGTCCGACGAAAAAGATTATAAAGGGGGAGAACTAGAATTTGATTTGAGAAATTTAGATCCAGATAAAAAACCAAACATTAGAAAGTGTAAAGAAATATTACCTAAAGGATCTTTAGTAGTCTTCCCTGCCGATTTATGGCACAGAGTATGTCCAGTTAAAAAAGGTACAAGGCATAGTTTAGTAATGTGGAATTTAGGTTGGCCATTTAAATGAAGAAGAAAAAAAGAAGTCAGAAAAAACTTGATGAAGTTTCATGTGGTTCTGCCACTCAGTTTCCAACACAATTAACTAGAGAGAATTATTTTCAATGTCCAGTATGGTTTGCGGATGTTCCTCAATTTGTTAATGATTTAAATAAAGCATCTGATCCTTATATTAAAGTGTCTACAGATAATCTTAAAAAAGATATAGATAAAAGAAATAAAAAGTTTGGTGATAGAGGCGACATGGGAAATGTATTTCATTCAACACCTTTAATTGGAGACCCTAATTTTTTAACCCTACAACATTATATTGGAGCCACGGCCCATAATCTTTTAGTAGAAATGGGTTTTGATATGACGAATTATCAATTGTTTACCACAGAAATGTGGGTGCAAGAATTTGCTAAAAAAGGTGCTGGTCAACATAGTTTACATACTCATTGGAATGGTCATATATCCGGCTTCTATTTTTTAAAATGTAGTGAGAGAACATCAAGACCAATATTTGAAGACCCAAGAGCTGGGAACATAATGAATCTTTTACCTCAGAAAGATGCATCTAAAATAACTTATGCTAGTCATCAAGTTAATTATGAAGTAAAACCTGGAAGGATGATATTCTTTCCATCGTATATGCCGCATATGTATACAGTTGATATGGGCTATGAACCCTTTAGGTTTATACATTGGAACTGTCAAGCAATACCGAAAGGAGTATTAGGTGTCCAAAAAAAATAAAGTAATTAATATTATTAAACTCAAGGACATCGATCCTGTTCGAGCTGCATATATTCATGCAACGCTAGGACAACATCCTAAGAAACATAATTCAGATTTTGTTGAAACTTTCATCAATCATAAATTAGAGAAGAGAAAAAATGTCATTCAAAAAAAATAAATATGTAGTAATGAAGAAAGTTATCTCAAGAGAGATAGCAGATTTCGCTTTTGCTTATTTTTTAAATAAAAGGAGAACAGCTAGATTTCTGTTCGATCAAAAATATATCTCGCCTTTCACAGACTATTGGGGAGTATGGAATGATGAGCAGGTACCAAACACTTATTCTCATTATGCGGATACAGTCATGGAAACTTTATTACAAAAAGTACAACCTCTTATGGAAAAATATACAGGATTGAAATTATCTCCTACTTATTCTTATGCAAGGATTTATAAAAAAGGAGATATTCTGGCTAGACATAAGGACAGATTCTCTTGTGAAATATCTACTACATTAAATCTAGGAGGTGAGCAGTGGCCTATTTATCTAGAGCCTTCTGGAAGAGTAGGTCAAGCCGGTATTAAAGTAGATCTGGAACCAGGGGATATGTTAGTCTATTCTGGATGTGAGTTAGAACATTGGCGAGAAGAATTTACTGGTAAAAACTGTGCTCAAGTATTTTTACATTATAATAAAAAAGGTTCTAAATTAGCTAAAGAAAATGAATTTGATAAACGTCCGTTCTTAGGACTTCCGGCCTTTTATAAAGGCTTTACACCACCTAAAAAATAGTATACAAAATACACTGGTGAGGGGATGATCCACCACAGATTCCCCTTACTTTAAAACATATTGATTCTCACCACAATCTGCTATATTTATTAAAAAAGGTTTTTAATATGCTACAAAAGATAGGTTTTTTACCAGGATTCAATAAACAAATTACACCTACCGGCGCTGAAGCTCAATGGACGGGCGGTGAAAACGTTCGTTTTAGATATGGCACTCCTGAAAAAATAGGAGGATGGTCTCAGTTAGGAGACAAAGCTTTAACAGGTGCGGCTCGAGCTATTCATCAAATGGTTAGCAAAGAAGGCATTAAATATTCCATTATTGGAACTAATAGAATTTTATACGCTTATACAGGAGAAGCCTATTATGATATTCACCCAATTAAAACTGACTTTGGAGCACTAACAAATAAACTATCTTGTGATTCAGGTTCTGCTATTCTTACAATTACCTTATCCTCTACCGCAGGAATGACAGCAGGAGATATTTTATTTCTTGAAAATGTTACTCCTCCCACAGGGTCTGGTTATTCTGCTTCTGATTTTGATGATAAAACATTTATGATTACTTCAGTAGTAGATTCTACCTCAGTTACTATTACTATGGACTCCAATGCAGGCGCAACCGCTACGGATGGAGACCTTTCTGTTAAGTGGTACTATCCTGTAGGACCAGCTGAACAGGTTGGTGTTTTTGGATGGGGTATATCTCAATGGTCTGGAACAGTAACAGCTCCTCAAACGACAACTTTAAATGGAGCTATTACTTCTACTGGTGCAACAACTGGTATTACATTAACCAGTTCAACAGGTTTTCCTACTAGTGGGACTAGTGAAATAAGAATAGATACAGAGGATATTAGTTATACTGGAATTAGTGGTGCAAATGTATTAACTGGAGTTGTTCGAGAAATTAATGGAACAACAGCAGCTCTACATTCGGATGGAGCGACCATTACAAATATTACTGACTATAGTGCATGGAACGAAGCCTCTTCTACAACTGATAAAGTTGCAGAGCCTGGTCTATGGGCCTTGGATAATTTAGGAAGTACTTTGTTAGCTTTAATTTTTAATGGAGCAGTATTTGAATGGGATTCAGATTTAACGAATGCCACGGGAATAAGAGCAACCATTGTTAGTGGTGCGCCAACCGCGTCCAGAGATATGTTAGTATCAACACCCGATCGTCACTTAGTTTTATTTGGAACAGAAACAACAATCGGAGATACATCTACACAAGATGATATGTTTATTAGATTCTCTTCTCAAGAGGATATAACTGACTGGGTACCTACGGCAATCAATAGTGCTGGCACACAAAGACTGGCTGCCGGCTCACGGATCATGGGAAATAAATTAGGTAGAAATGCAATTTACGTATGGACGGATACTTCATTATTCACCATGAGATTTGTTGGAACTCCTTTTACTTTCGCCTATGAACAAGTAGGTACTAACTGTGGATTGATTGGAATGAACGCAGCTGTCGAGGTGGATGGCTCGGCTTACTGGATGTCTGATAATGGTTTTTTTAGATTTACTGGTAAACTCGAATCGATGGATTGCCTAGTAGAAGACTATGTTTATGATGATTTAAATACAACTTCAAATCAGTTTATTTATTGTGGTATTAATAACTTGTTTGGAGAGGTAATGTGGTTTTATCCAACTTCTGGTTCTAACGTAGTAGATAGATGTGTGGTGTATAGTTATTTAGATTCAACTCCACAAAGACCTATTTGGTTTACGAATGCTAGTTCAATCTTCCCAAGAACTACTTGGGTCGACTCAGCTGTTTTTGGCTTACCCCATGCAACTTTTTATGATGCAGGCACAGATACCTGTGACACAGTAGGAAACACAGATGGAATTTCAACTTACTATGAACATGAAAAAGGAGTTAATCAAATTAAGGGAGGAGCGACCACGGCTATTGCAGCTAATATATTATCCGGAGATTTTGATATTACTCAAGATCAAAGACAAGGTGTAACATTTAGAGGAGATGGAGAATTTATGATGAGAGTCAGTAGATTTTTACCCGATTTTATAACTCAAGCTGGAAATACAATAGTTGAATTAGACTTAAGAAATTTTCCTAATCAAACTGCAGCTAGTTCTAC